TAATGAACGATGAAGATTTTTCTGTTCGTTCACTTTTTGAAACTTGGTCAAATGCTATAAATAGACTAGTATCAAACGTTCGTGACCCAGCGGTTTCAACAGAAGATTATAAAACTGATTTACAATGCACACAGTATAGCAAAGACGGTGAAATTATTCGTGAATATACAATTGTTGGTGCCTTCCCAACAACTGTTGGTGGTATAGCTTTAGATTGGGATAGCACAAATCAGATTGAAACTTTTGCTGTATCATTTGCATATGATTATTGGATTCCAGAAATAGAACAATCCAATAAAAAGGCTGGTGGTGTAAATACTTACAAAGCACAAACTGAGCAAGACGGTCCTGTAGGTCCTGCTTAATTTCAAGTAATTTAAAAGCGAGAATAATATGGAAATTTTTGGGTATGTATTTAAAAGAAAAGAAAAAGAAGAAAAAGCTCCATCATTTGTCCCTAAACAGACAGATGATGGAGCTATGGTTGTTACTACCGCTGGTGGTTCATATGGCACCTATGTTGACCTAGATGGAACCGTAAGGTCAGAAGCAGAACTAGTAACTAAATATAGACAAATGTCACTACACCCAGAGTGTGATTCTGCTATAGATGAAATTGTTAATGAATCAATATCTATTGATGAGGAAAATATTGTTGATATAAATCTTGATGATGTAAATTTATCTGATAATTTAAAAACTATAATAAGACAAGAATTTAAAAATTCTTTAAAAATTATAGACTTTAATAAATATGCTTATGATATTTATCGTAGGTGGTATATTGATGGTAGATTGTATTATCACGCTGTTATTGATGAAGCAAACCCAAAAGACGGTATTAAAGAATTAAGATATATTGACCCAAGAAAAATTAGAAAAGTTCGTGAAATTCAACAATCGCCAATTAAAGGCATTCAAGCAAACGTTCAATCTTTTACAAGTAAAACTGTAAAAGAATATTTTATATATAATGACAGAGGATTCAATTTTAATGACAGAGTTGTAGGTCCTGCAACAACTGGATTAAAAATTTCACCTGATTCTATTATACATACAGTTTCTGGATTAACTGATACAAACGGAACTATGGTTTTGTCATATTTACACAAAGCTATAAAACCATTAAATCAGTTAGGTACATTAGAAGATGCAACTGTTATTTACAGAATTTCTAGAGCCCCTGAACGACGTATTTGGTATATTGATGTTGGTAATCTTCCAAAGATGAAAGCGGAACAATACGTTCGTGAAATTATGGTTAAGCATAAAAATAGATTAATTTATGATGCTGCTTCTGGTGAAGTAAGAGACGATAGAAAATTTATGTGTTATTCTATGGATACAAAAATTCCTCTTTTAGATGGAAGAACCTTAGAATTACAAGAAATAATCAAAGAATATAATGAGGGGAAAAAGAATTGGGTTTATTCCTGTGACCCTAAAACTGGTAAATTTTATCCAGGGCCTGTTTCTTGGGCAGGAATTACTAAACAAAATGCTGATGTAGTAAAAGTTACATTTGATAATGATAAAAGCGTAATATGTACACCAGACCACAAATTTCCGGTTTGGGGTAAAGGTTTTGTGGAAGCACAGCATCTAACTAGTGAAGATTCTATAATTCCTGGATATAGAAGAAAGAAAAAAATTATTGAAAACGGTGCAGAATATGAGCAAATATTTAAAAATGAAACTGGTGAATGGGAGTTTACTCATAGAGAAGTTGCTGCTTGGAAAAATGAAAATAACATAAGAGATGAATTCACTTTTAGTGAAGATTTTATTAATGAAAGTAAAAACACTATTCATCATAAAAATTTCAACAGTGAAGACAACTCACCTGAAAATCTTATAATGATGAATTATAAAGACCATATGTTATATCATAGAAATATTCAAACAATTTTATATACTGATTCTATATTAAAAACAGTTGACTACTGTGCATCTTCACTTATGTCAACAGGTGAAACAATTGATTATGTAAATAAAAATGTCAATTTAATTGAATGGTGTGATTTGAATAGTAATAGAAATCCTAAAAATAGGGATGTTAAATCATTAACTTTTAATTATAAAGACTTAAAAAGAGTTCTTGTTATTTTAGGAAAAGAAAGTTGGTCAACTTATTGCAAATCTTTTGATTCACGCCCAAGAGAAAATAATGGAAGAATTAAAAGAGGTTTGACTATTAAAGGATCTGAAGAATATAAAAGAGTTTTAAGTATTGCAAGTAAAAATAGAAAACCAATTTATAAAACTTGGAAAGTTATAACACCAAATAATGAAATTGAAATAATTGAAAATTTATCTGAATATTGTAGAGATAACAACCTCAATAGAACAAACATAAAAACAAAATATGGTTCTAAGGGCTACAAAGCAGAGCTTCTAAAAAATCACAGAATTAAATCTGTAGAGTTTTTATCAGAAAAAATGACTGTTGGTTCTATGTCTATTGATGCTGAAGAAACTTATCACAGCCATCATACATATCTTCTAGATGCCGGTGTTTATACAAAAAATACAATGCTTGAAGATTATTGGTTGCCTCGTAGAGAAGGTGGTAGAGGAACAGAAGTTACAACACTTCCAGGCGGTCAAAATCTTGGTCAAATGGATGATGTTTTATACTTCCAAAAGAAGTTTTTACAGTCTCTTAATGTTCCTGCTAGTAGACTTAATAGTGATGCACTTTTCTCTATTGGTAGAGCAACTGAAATTACTAGAGATGAATTAAAGTTTGGTAGATTTATTGTAAGACTACGTTCAAGATTTTCACACTTGTTTTATAAAATTCTTGAAAAACAGTTAGTTCTAAAAGGCATACTTACTGTAGATGATTGGAATAGAATTTCTGCATATATAAAATTTAAATTTGCAAGAGATAATTATTTCACTGAATTAAAAGATATAGAAATAGCACAAACTAGATTATCACTAGCAAATGCATATCAAGGATTTTCTGAGAAATACTATTCACATTATTGGATTAGAAAGAATGTTCTTAAACAATCTGAAGAAGATATTAAAGAACAAGATTTTTATATTAATAAAGAGAATGAGTCACAAGACCCAAGATGGGTTAATCCAGCAATTGAACAAAATCAACAAATGACTCAACCTCAAGATACAGGTTCAGCTGATGAAGACCCATTTAAAAATTTAGACTCTACTCAAAAAAATGAAGCGAGAGAAAGATTGTCTAAAATAAGAGAAGCTGAAATTACTGTGTCAGAAATGGAAAAGAAAAAAGGAAATAGGTCATTACAAGATGAAGCAAGATATAAATCTGCTTTACAAGTAGTAGCCAAAAATAAAGAATGGTTAAAAAAAATGGGATTTGAATCATAAAATATAGGAAAAAATTATGGATAAATACGATATAAAAGATTTAATAGCAGCTTCAGTTAATGAAAAGCCAAATGATTTTGAGAATATTTTTAACGATATTATTTCATCAAGAATAGGTGATGCGGTAGAATTAAAAAAACAAGAAGTTGCCCAGTCAATGTTTAATGGTTCACAAGAAGAATCAGAGGAATAATAAAATGGCAAAACCATTACGCTCAATAGCAGAAAAGAAAATCAGAGGTGATGAACACCTTACACATAATGCTGATTTAATTGATAAGAAATTAGAAGGCAGCAATGATGTAAAAACTCTTGATGGATATAACATTGAAGAACCACCTGCTGGTATGGGACCAAAGGAAAAGGGTGGAATAGATTTTGTTAAAAAACATACTATTATGAAAGTTGCTGACCGTAATGGCAATGGTGATGAAGTTTTTAGTGCTTCAAATATTTCTTCACACAGAGATTCTGTGAGACACGGTTATACTCCAGGTGAAGATGCTAAAGTATATGAAGAAGTAGAACATCTTGAAGAAAAAGCAGTCAGTATTAATCAACAAAAATTAATGGCTATGGCTCTTATGTATAAGAGAGGCAAAATGAAAAATGCCTCTCCTGCTGTTAAAAAATTAGCAGATTCTATGACTGAAAAACAACTTGAAGATTTTGCTAAAACTAAGCATAAAGGTCTTCCTGATAAAGTAGAAGAAATGGCTTCTACACCTATACAAATACCAACAGGTGTTTCTGCTCCAAATGCAGAGAAAAAAAGAAAAGTTCCTCCAAATGAAGGAGCTGTTTAATGATTTTCAAAGTTTTAGGTCCTGAAGTTTCAATAGGAACAGCAAATACAGTATCAAATTCAACTCTTGTTAGAGTTGTCAATATAGATGCTACTGCTGTTTTAAATATAGGTAATTATGCAAACGTTACAGTAACAAATACAGAATCTGTAATAATTGAAAAATCATCAACAGATACTTTAACTGGAGCAAATATGTTAGCTGCTCCAATAGCTTACAGGTATTAAAAATGAAAATTTTAAGAGAAATTTCAGAAGAGATAGAATTTATAACAGAACGTTCAGAGTCTGGTGATAAGAAACAATACATTGAAGGAATTTTCCTTCAAGGTGGAATTGCCAATAGAAACGGCAGAATCTACGAAACAAAAGTTCTTCAAAAAGAAGTAAATCGTTATGTGAATGAAGTAGTTAAAAATAACCGTGCTTATGGTGAATTGAATCATCCAAGCGGCCCACAAATTAATCTTGATAGAGTTTCACATCTTATTAAAGAATTAAAACAGGATGGAAACAATTTCATAGGAAAAGCTCTTATAACAAATACACCTATGGGTAACATTGCTAAAGGCTTAATGGAATCAGGTGCTAAGCTTGGCGTTTCATCAAGAGG